TGCTTTTTTGCTTTGTATTCCAACATGGCATGAAAAAAATCAAAGTCTTTAGCTAACAATTTTAATTCATGATCGGTATACCGGATTGCACAAGAGTTATCTTCACGATAAACAGAAATTGATGCGTTTTTAACTCCGCCCTTAACTCCAAAAGTAGCAATAAAACTGTACTTTGCAATTCCTAGTGTTTTGGAAGAATACCCTTCTGGTGTGTTTCCGATAATCCCAATCATCAATTTATTGTTGTCACAAATTGTAGGCGCTCCACTTGTCAAAACGTCATAAGTAAAGGAGGCGTTCAACCCTTCTGCAATGTCATAAGCCTGCATGAGTAAAGAGCGTTGCTTTCTGGTCAATCCGCTTGGCATGTTTTGTCTAATGTTTTCCATTGTTATCTCCTCCAGAAGACGGCTTACGCCGCCTCCATATTGCGAATTGCATCGTTGATCATAGGGCGAATGGTGAACTCAGGAGCGGCAGTGATAACCGCGACAGTGTCCTCGTCAAGCTCGTTGCGTGCAGCTTCCAAGATCCTGTCAACACAATCTGAGATTTCTCCAGATCCAATACCTTGTTCGCAATCAATGTGTCCTTGGAACATTTGCGCTTCTTCTTCGACAATCATTTCAAGTAAATCCATTTCGTATCTCCGGTTAATTAGTTATCCAAGACCCTTCGGTTTCGGCGGGGGAACTACCCCCGCAGCTCATCAGTTGGAATTAAGCAGCGTCTTCCATCGCGTCAAAAAGCTCGTCAAACAAATCAAACTCGTCCTCGGTAGGCTTGGCGTATTTGCCGTCTTCGATTAGTTTGTTGATAAAAGCTTCCATCTCAACAGTCATTTTTGCAGAGGATGCTTCAGCAATTTTTATCATGTCGTTTCTTAGCACTTGATCAATCTTTAGTATTAACATCTTTATCTCCGGTTAGTTGTTTATCAATTCAATGGTTATAAATATACATGAATCCCGTGTCGATGTACAACTATTTATACTAATAAAACACATTATTTTTAGGCAAAAAAAAGGCCACTTGCGTGGCCCTTGATCTAGCGCTTTTAAATTCGCTCAACATTGACCCAGTAGAAAGTGATCGATTGATCGTAAACTCCGTTTGAAGGGGTTTCAAAAACAAAGCCAATAATCGAGCTATCCCTAGTAGCCTCGTCCTTGCCAAGATTTCTCAGGCTTCGCTTCGCTGTCCCTGCGTTCTTAAAGTATTCAGTTCCAAAACCAAGAATCCATTCATCCTCAACCCTGAACCCCAGCTTTTCAACTTCTGACTCAAGTTCTTTCTGAGCAGCTTCCACAACTTGGAAATAATCATCATGCTGCTCGTTAGAGGGAACATACTTAATGTGCTGCTCTGCTATTAGTCCATTCATCTTCGTATCTCCGGTTAGTTATTTCTCAATTCAGGAGTATTATGAACTAATCCCGTGTCGATGTACACAACTTTATGCAAATATTTATAATTATTTGCAATTATTTTTTAGGGGAAGTTAGGGAAGGTTTTGATGCAGCTCGACGACACGCTCTTTATCGCATAGCCAGAAGACTAAAAGATACCTATCGCCTTTGCTGACTGGCAGGCCTCTGTGTGAGTGGGTGAAGGATGGGAAGATTAAACCATGGCCGTTGGGCAAAGGCTTGAGCTTGCCATGGTTATGGAACTCAGTTCCGCCGCCTGTATATGATCCCGTGTTGAGTGGTACAACCACACTAATATCTGCTGAGTCATCATGGTGCCAATGACCCATGCCTGTCTCCCCCAGATTGTAGTTAGCAATCTGTATCGTTGCAGGATCGCCACAGCTGCGTTGCCACAATGCCATGATGATGGGATTGATCACAGTACGCACCACAAACCACATGTTTGTATAAAGATCCGCACATTTCTCCCGTAGTACAATCTCTGGGATCTGTCTGAGCAGGTCTTCATCTTGATTAGATTCAAACCCAAACTCTTTCTTCATATGCTCAATCTCTTGGCACATCATCTTGCACCAGCTTCTTCTGAACAAAGGAACCGTGTACACATCTGGGAATGGGTTCTTAACCATCTTTTGAATTGGCGTGCGCTCCATCCTATCCATGCCTCGTTGCGCCGTGTACTTTGTGATTGCAGGCAAAGAGTCTTGAACCGCTTGGTAAGTGTTCTGGTTGATCATCCAGTGCGATTGCATGGACAACATGTAATTCTTCAATTGGTACATAAGTTTGCACATTATCGCAAAAAATTATAGAATGTGCCATAAGTTAACATGGGAATACCCAATGAGCAGTCTTGATCCAGAGGATTCTAAAACTCGCAAATCGTTGGCTCTTGATGTACGCACCTACAACATGTTGCAAGAAATTTGTAACCATCAGGAGCGTTCAAAAATTGGCCAACTCAAGGTTCTGATTGAGAGAGAACACAAATCTATCTTTGCAGAGCAACTTAGCGCATGAATCTTTTTAAAAAACAAAAGTCTGTTTACCAGACTTACCAGCCAGTTCTTGAAGCAAAAGAAGTGATTGATCTGTTTTCTAGATTGACACTACACCATCAGGCCGCGCTGCTTAGGTTAATCTCAAGAAACCTGATGGTTAATGTTAATGGCGAAAACGTCATGGGCTATGAGTTCGACTATGATGTCGATGGCGCCATGATTGTAGCTCATGAGCATGAGCCACAAGGCGAGCTGGAGCTAGACTAAACCAGCAATCCCAGACTGTCTGGACCTTAACCGCATGGCCAGCTCTCTGTCTTCATCTCTTGGCAATATCGTTGGTGACGTTGCTGGGTCAATACCCAAAGGCACACCCATGCGATCAGGCTGCATAGGAAGGTCTTCAAACATATCAACATCTAAAGCGCCTTGAGGATTGTTCAAGGATTCTTGCAGCTCTTTTGTTTGGTTTATCATGGCTTCAATCTGCGGTTTTGTTGGAGCGTATTCTTGGTCTTCTTCTGTAATAGCACCTACACCCTCTGTTGCTCCACGAGCCATAGATTGCTTTGCGCCATACTCCAATTTAGAAAAGTATTGATATGCTTTTTCAACATCAACAGCAGAGTCTGGATCAAGCAAAACTTTAGCCAAGGCATCGTAGTAAGTATCAGCCTGCTTCATAGCAATTGAATGCATTAGCTCATCGCCAACAGTTCCAGTTGCTAATCTTCCTACCAATCTAACTGCGCTCAGTAAAAATTTAGTTGTCTTTAAGCCAAGGCCAGCAGTGTCGTCTGCGAGCATTTTTTCCATCACCAAGTTAGGTTGGGTTTGAGAGCCGCCTCTTGGCACTGTGTTGTATGCTTTACCCATGATCTCGATCATGCGATCAAATTTCTGAAACTCATCTGGAGTTAAAAACTCCTCCATCACTTTTCTTGTTTTGGGCCTAGCAAAGTATTGCTGAAATTGAGGCATTCCTCCTTCAAGGCTTTGTTTAGTAAAATCGTCAAGTTTCATTTTAATAAACATTTTTTTAACGTCTTGCATTGCATCTGGATCAACGGCTTGCAAAATACGTTTTGCGTTTCTCATAGACTGAACAGACACATCTGGATTAAATAACTCAGTCACAGCTCTCGCTGATTGTTTGTCTGTCATAACATTAGCAAGCCTTCCAATGGCAGAGTTTTCAATTAACTCAAGCTGAGGCTTAGTTGGATCGTAAACTCGTTTTGCTAGACGATAAGTTTCGCCAAACACAGGATGCGCCTCAAACAAATCAGTCATCCCATCTTTGTATTTTATTAACTCTTTCCCTTGAGAAGTTCCCATGTTGGCTTTAATAAGATTTTCTATTTCCCCCGCCCTTCTTTCATGCAAAGCCATAAGGTTAGATATTTGATCTCCATTAGCATCAAAGAATTGATCCTTCATGGCTTCCAGAGCTTCTCGCATGTCGTTGCCTAGCTCTGGATTTGCCAACTTATCATCAATGTCTTTAATTATGGCGCTAGTGTCTACAGTAACAGGGTTTTCTGCGTTTCTAATCGTGTCGTATAATTTAGCCGCTCGATTTTGTCTTTTTGCCGAAATTTGTTTTACTGCGCTTTTTGCTGCTTCAGAAACCCTTCTTCCAATGTCGCCATACTTTTGTGTAGCTGCACCTATTGAATCGGCAAACACCTCAGTAGCCTCTCTAATCCTAGCTGACCTGTTATGATAAAACTTACGAACAGCTTCAATTTGTGGCTGTTGGCTTAAAAAGTATTGTAGGTTAACCGATCTGGTTGCAACGTCCGCAGCTTCTGCTGGAGTCAGCTTAATACCTATTTTAGATGCTTCTTTAATTATTTCATCATTGGTGGCTCTAAGATTCATAAGCTCTTTAAGCATTGTTTCTTTGCCAATGAACTTGTTTACAACATTTCTGGTTGGGCCTGCGCCAAAAGGTATCGCTGAAAATGCAGAAGACACTAAAAGATCATTGTAAGCAGCCGCTATCTCTTCTGGAGGGAGATTGTAAAACATGTCAATCATTGCTTCTCGACCAGTTCTTGCGACGCCGCCAATAATAAAGTTTGAACCAGCCGCCCCTAATCCAGTGGATAGTAATATACCTGCGGTTTTAGCCAGTGGATGTTTAATATTTTTTGTCCAGTCCACACCTTTTTTAAATCCAACAGTTGCCCCAGCCATGCCGGAGCCAACGTCAGCCGTAAAAGTAGTCGCAGGCACAATATTTGGAACAAAATAATTTTCAATCCAGCTTACATCTTCTCCCGGCTCAAAAACTTTTTTGATGTTTCCATCATAATCTTCGTAAACCAAAGTTCCGTCTTGTTTTTTAAACCTTAAAGAAGCCATCGGGTCATCAGGAAATTTTTCTGACGCAATGTATTCAATCATTGCGTTGTCATCAAAAAACAAATTAGCTCTAGCCTTCATAAGACCATAGTCCATAAAGTCTTGGTCTTCCTGCATTTGTGTCTGCATTGCGTTTCGTAGAACTTTGTCTCTTTCTTCTTCGTAATTAAATTCGTCAGCCACAATCAATCACTCTTTGGGGTAAGTTCATAAGCTTGGATCATCCACTCAGGAACAGGTAGTCCCTTGTCTATCATGTCTTGTAATTGAATCGTCTTTTCTGCTCGCGTACCTGATCCTTTAACAACTTTGTCTGCAAGACTTGAAGATTGTTCTGCAACGGATTGGGTATTAGTCGGCAATGTTTTAGCCGATTGAGTGCTTCTGTAATCTTGTCTGCCAGCCAAATAATTATAATCTTTGCTGTAGTCCTTTCCTGCTGCATGTCCTTGTATTTCTGCCAGCTCTTCTGATGACTCAAACAGCGGGTTGTCATTTCTCCATTTAGTTTGAAAAACACCTAATTCTCTTCTCATAACGCTAGGAGAAACTTTTTCTTTTTCGAGCCTTGCCGCTTCTTCAAAGTATGCAAGTTGAAAATCTTCGCTTCGCTTTGCAATGCGATCCAAGTATTTCAATTGCTTCATAAAACCATCGTAAGTGCTGGCTAAGGAAGGAGATCCTGCCAAAAACATATCCATTTCTTTGTTTGATATAGCGCCTTTGGTCTGTCCAACAAGCCCCATGGTAAAGCCAAGACCAACTTGGTTCATCAAGATTTGATCGCCTAACTTGCTCTCATCGATCATTCCGCCAAGACCTACGCCAACTAAAACTTTTTTTATAGGCACTAAAAATGCTTCAACTGAACCGTATCCATCCGGGCCAAGATCCGTTGCAATTTTTCTCGCATAGGCAACTTGATCCCTTATTCCACCAGCCGACTTTGCTTCTGCGTTTATTTCATCTTCTTTTTTAATTAAAGATTTAATGTATTCTTTGTTGCCTTCTTCCCCATAAACATTAGTGATGGCTTGCGCGTCATTGATCTTTAGCCCGTTTCTTTGTTGTATCAACACATCTAAAAATCTTTTATTAGCAGCATTATTCCTAAACGACCTTTTCAATCGGTTTCCAGAAGCAACTTGTTTTTGAACAGGCTGGCCGTCCGCACCCATTACAGGGTTACCTTCCTTGTCAGTTTCAAAAACAGGATCACCATTCGTGTCAACTTCAGGAATGTATTCATCAAATTCCAAGCTAATCATTTCCCCCGGATCGTTAGCTAGCTTTAAAAGCTCAAAAGAATATTTGTCCATATAGTCTTGCGCTCTTTGCTCGTCTTGCATTGCAAGAGAAGCAATTTGCATTCCCATCTGCTGATTGGCTTTCATGTTGTCTTCACGCGCCTGTCTAACTCTTGTTGAGACATTAGCAAAGCCGCGCCCAATTCCCTCAAACACATTTCCGGTAGATGGGGTAGATAAAATTGCAGCACCCAGTTCTGATGCTACGTCAAAAAAATCTAATTTAGGAGCCTGATAAAGATAAGGAGAAAGTCTATCCTGATACTTTTGAAAAGTGTCCTGATAAGTTGGCGTTTTAAGTCTATCCCGAAGGGTGCTGCCATCAGGCAACTTGATGTCGCCGCCAAAAGGATCTATTTGCTTTGTGTTTGTGACCATATTTATCGAGGCGTGGCGCCACCTCCATAACCATAACCATATGGGCTGCGTCCTTGGTTCATAAAGCTTCCTATGCCTCCAAGCGTACTCAAACCAACTCCCATGCCTGCCATCAAAGGACTAGGCCTTGGGGTGTACTGCTGCTGAGTTGTCTGCTGCCCTTGCGGAGCTGCCTGAATAAACGGCAACATGGCTTGATATTGAGACAGCGGAGCCATCTGTGCCTGCATTGCATTCGCTCTCTGAGCGTCTAACAAGCTTTGCTGATACTGCTGCTGTTGCCCACCCATCTGGTTCAACATGCCGACACCAGCCATTCCTGCCTGCTGTGCTTGGCCTCCAAGCCCCTGCATAAACCCGCCCAGCCCTTGTTGAGCTTGGAATTGTTGTTGACCCATCTGGCCTTCGAGTCCTCCCATCTGGCCATAAGCACCCGCCAGCTGCCCTGCCGATCCTAACGCCGCTTGTCCTGCGCCTGCTTGCGCCTGCTGGCCTGCCTGACCGTACCCGACTAATGTCTGACCTAAACCAGTTCCGGCGCCATAACGCTGTCCTGCGGTCTGTCCAAGACCACTAGCAAGTTGTTGCTGTGAACCAAACCTTTGTGAGCCAAGCGTGCCTAGCCCACTAGCTAAACCTCTTTGAGCGCCCAACACATCTCCTGAGATGCCTCGAAGCGTGCTTCCTAGCTGCTGCTGTGATCCTAACCTTTGTCCAGCCATTCCAGCTAAACCGCTGGCCGCTGTACGCTCTGCTTGCTTTTGTCTGGCAAACTCAGAGGTTCCTGCCCTCTGGGCCTCTGTAAAGCCTCTGGATCGAATTCCTGCTATCTCCTTTGCCAAGCCTCTGCCAAGCGCTTCCTGACGCTCTCCAGCGCCCAAACGCGCCCTAGATCCAAATGCAGACTCACCGCCCGACCTTAAATCCCCAAACCTTTGAGCTACCTCAGCCTGTGCTGCACCCTTCATCGCGTCATCAATTGTCTGATCAACCACGCGATCTTCGTAAGGATCGTAAAACTGCTTGGTTAAATCCTGATCGTAACCGCCTGTGGTTCCTCTAAGCATCTGCTCAGACTCGCCCAGACGCCCTCCAAACTGTCCTGTGGCGCCAACTTGACCTCTGGCAATGTCTCTAGCTTCTTGACCAAATTGGCCTGTAGCGCCCCTTTGTATTCCTTCTGCTTCGCCCAACCTGCGACCAAACTCATCTGTCGCTCCGCGACGGATTCCTTCAGTCTCGCCCAGACGACCATATAAATCTTGTGTCGCGTCTCGCGCTAACCCTCTGCCCTCTTCAAGAGATCCTAGCAAACCACTTAAACCAGCTTCTCTTAGGCGCTTTTCTTCTGCTACGCCTGACTGAGTGGCTTCCAAGCCTTGAAGGCCATAACGTCTTGCTGCGTCTTGACCCTGCTGAAGCTGGCCAATGCCTGTTTTGTATGCCTGCTCAGCTTCGCTTAAATATCGATCCTGCACGCCTGTCAGGCCACGCGCCATCTTTTGAGCGTCAAGCTGGTCTTGGGACATGCCCGCAATTTCTTGAGGGTTGATAATCGGATTACCTTGCTCATCAAAGAATGCTTTCTGAGCCGCCTGCATAGCGCCCGGAATGAAGCCGCCTTTGCCATCAAGGCCATACATAAGCTGTTGGAAGGCTGGATCTGCTGTCGTGGTTTGTGTCTGCGACGACGACATGTATGGGTCCTGAGAACCTTCAGCCTGTATATCTTGAATAGCATCTGGGTCTTGTTGTGGCTGTCTTGCTTCGTATTCTTCCATGGTTTCGTCTGCCCTTGGCCTACTATCGCCGTAGTAGTCATCGAATCCGCCACCATAACCACCGCCGTAGTAATCGTTATAGAAGTCTCCGCCGCCATAACCGCCACCATAGTAGTCGTCGTAGCCTCCGCCACCACCATAGTAGTCGTCGTATCCACCACCATAGTAGTCGCCTAATCCGCCTATGCCACCACCGTAGCCGCCACCACCTCCGGTATAGACATCAGCTGCAAATCCACCGCTTCCGCCGCCATAGCCAAACGTGCCATCCATGTTTGATCCGGGGTATTGACTCATCAGGCAACTCCTTCAAACATATTCATCATTGCGTACATGACATCCGTACCCTTTTGTCGGTCAGGGGCGCCAGAGGGTGTTAGTGTAAGAATCCCATCCTGACCTTGGCTCATGTCAAATGAACCTGCACCTCTAACCGCTTGCCCTGTCATTACAAATTCGCCATCACTCAACATCGCTGGCACATCGTCACTGGTTTCAGTGCCCGGACCATTGATGCCTCCGTTCATTCTCTCGAAGTCTTTCATGGCAACATTACCGCCATTAGCATATGCCATTGGATAAATAGCACCGCCGCCTGCCACCTGAATGGGAGGCTGTTGCTCAATTTGGCTAGGGTCATACTGTGGCATATCAGGATCATAATACTGAGAAACAACAGCTGGTCCGGCTGGTGTTGCCGATCCACCACTCATTTCTGGGAAAGTGCCTTGAGGCAACAGTCCGTATTCAACTGGATTAGGTGCAGCTCTTCCTTGCTGTCTAGCAACCTCTGCCGCTATGTTATATCTGCCGCTTGAATCCATCATGGTTAGAGGAACCTTTGGCACACCTTTATCTTTCTTAGCTTCATCCATGGCCAGCTTTGCAAGCATGTAGGCAGCGCCGCCGCCAAGCGCTAGTTTGCCCATGTCTCCGCCAAGCAATCCTGATATTCCTTCGCCGTCACCGCCACCTCTTAAAAAACTTAACGGGCCAGTACCTTTGCTTGGATCAATATTTAAAATTTTGTCAGCAAAACTGTTCGGGCCAAATAACCCTCCGGGGAACATTCCGCCCCTGTTAAATTCATCAAGCTCCGCATCAGTGGCAGTTCCAGACACACCATCAAGTCCTAACAAAGCGTCAGGGCCGTAGGTTGCTATATCCACTTCTGTGTACCCTTCATTAAGAGCCATTTGTATTTTTTGTTCTTGAGTTAAAGGGCTGCTTCCTTGCTGTTGACCTCCACCTTGCTGCTGGCCTCCGCCTCTCAAGAAGCGGTTTAAAAGATCACCCTGATCAGCGCCATAAAACTCTGACCCCGGCTTGCCAAAAACGCCACCAGCAAATGGTTTAAATCCTCCAGCAAAAGGAGCTGTAAAGCTTCCAGCAGAAGCACCACCCGCAATCGGTGATATTCCGGGGATTCCTAAACCAGCAATGCCTGAAACGCCAGAAGAAACAAGACTGCCAATTGCCTTACCTCCCGGTATTACTGAAAGGGCTTTACCGGCTAACCCACCAATGCCGCCAAGTGCAGCACCAAGCGCTGTACCAACTCCGGGTATTAACATTGCAACCGGAGCAACAACTTTTACGACCTTTTTAAGAGATTTACCAATTTTCTTAAAAAATCCAAACTCTTCTAAACCAGTCACAGGATTCAAGCTGGCAATGCCTGCACCCACCACATATTGCTCTGGGTCCAGACCAATCTCGTTAAATCGGTTTTCGACAGCTGTTTCAAAAGCTGAGTCTTGCATTGCCGCTACCGGCAAAACCACTTCGCCCGGAGTTAAATGAGCAAGCGTTGTGTCTCTTCCTCGACCTTCAGCTGCAATCATTTGAGCTTCTGCTGAAAGAGGCGCATTTGCAGCGTCCATCATGTTTTCGCCCATGCTGGCAAACATGGCTTGCTCTGTTGGATCGTCAGTCATGGCTTGTTCAGCCATCAACCCATCAATTGCAGCAGCAAGCTCCGCATTGGGATCGCCTTCCGCCATCATCATCATCTGCTCGACTTCGCCGCCTTCTTGGAAGCTTTGTGGCATCATGTCCATGTCGGAAACAGATCCTGCACCCATAAAATTATTAATTCGAGCTTCTAGTTCTGGCGTCATAATCTTTAACTCGTTGTCACTGTTACTGAACCGATTCCAAAAGTTGCTCCTAGACCAGTCGGGTAGGTTTGATGCTCATACAAATTTCTGAACACATTTCCGTCAAAAGCCTGATGCACCTCTACTGTGCTGTTAAATATTATCGCACCCGTAGCAAATTGTAACGTAGAAATTTCGTCTGCATTGAAGGTTGGAGTTTGGTCAACATCTGTTGATCCGAGGTTTATTTCAAGAATTCTAACCAGTCGATTAAATGTATCTCCAGACACTGACTGACCATCAGCAAGAGGCAGTCTGGTCTCAAGTATTTTAGCCACTTAACCCCTCCGACCAGAGGGCTGCATATCTAACCTAGTGTTTCCGAGTCTCCACTTGTAATCTTTTTTGTTGGCCTCAACCGAATTATCATCATCAGATTCAAATCTAAGAACCATTTGCCGAGTTCTTGTTCTCAAACTTGCAAATGTTGTCGAATTGGTTATTTGACTGGTTGAGTCAGTCGAAAGGCTTTCTGAGTTGTAGTTCCGTTTTTTGACAACAATGTTCATTGCAGGTGTGTTAGACACTCCGACTGATGTCGAAAACTTGATGTCTGGGATCATTTTCTTAACAAACATAAAGTTTTCGCCGTCACCTAAATCTATGTCCGCCGACTCAATGTAAACATTGCTCATTGCACTTGTGTCGTCGTTAAACCCTGTCTCATGGACATAAATTTGAGAAGTAGAATACGCTCCGCCAGCCGCCCTTGGTTTATTTTCAATGCCAGCGTCCAACCAACTGTATCGCACCAAAGAACCAATGCTCCACGTTTGCTCTTCATAGTTGTACATCGCGTACCGTGATATCTCCCCCGTGTCGTCTTCTGTAGAAACGTAGAAAAACCACACCTCTGCGTTTTCAGAATTCAACGCTGCAAAACACTTGAACGCTTGGCCTAAGTCCAAGTCGCTAAAAACGTAATCCTGCACACTACACGGCAACCTTTTGACCGAGCCGTTGTAATAATAAAAGCCGTTCTTCGACATGAAAAATATGCCAACAGGGCTATTCACTGCTGACTTTGGCGATATCAGGCCCGAACCCTCGTTGATTAGGTTCAAAGCAAAAGTTAAAGGAGGCCCAATAAAAGTCATCGAGTAAAGACTGGTGTCAGTCCAAATCAAAGTTTCCTGCCTCGACTTTAGTCCGCCAATAATTAACGAGCCAGAAGAAAGCCTTACTGATCCGGCTGAGTTTGTGATTGTCGGATTAAAATCCAATTCATTTTCTGAATCAGAAAACGCAACCAACATTGGATCAACTGTGCCTTCCCTGTCGCCGGTATCATCGAGCGCGTCCGCTCCTAGCACAATTAAATGCCGATCCACTTCAGACGTAATTACCTGCAAACCAACAGTTGGCACTTTGCTCGCGCCAGAAGTTGTAGACAGGTTTACAGCTCTGACTGATATTCCGCTGTTTTCAACCCAGCGATAAATGCCTCCGCCTCTTGGGTTAATTATTAGATTCTCACCAAAATTATCGTGAGTCCACAGTCTCAATTGTCCATCTGATGCGATTGCAGAGGATGATCCAAACGTGCCAGAACCCCAAGTCCCTACACCCCAACCTGTAGATTCGACGTAAGTGTCTAACCCGCAATTAATTTGATAAGTGCCGACTACACTACCTCCGCCGTTGCCGCTATCGCTCGCATTAGCAGTGACTGTTGCTCCGTCTGTATCTTTGGCAGTAACGGTGTATGTATTAGCCCCTGTGACCAAAAGTATTTGGTATTCTTGGTTCAAAACGGCTGCTGTAACTAACCCGCCCAAGGTAGCGGCGCCACTAAAAGTCACAAAGTCATTGGTGACAGCGCCATGAGCTGTATCGGTTATGGTAATAGTTGAAGAACCATTGGACGCGCTAAATGTTACATCGCCCGCGCTTGTTGTAGCTCTGATTGGCGTAACGTCGTTATATTTCTCGCCTTCCTCGATATAATATTTGCAGGTGGTGCCGATACCAAGATATCGATTCCCGCCCAAGGAAAGCCAACTGTGTAGCGCTCTGGCTAAACCAAAAAAAGTAGTAGTCGCTAAGGCTTGCCAACCGCCAATCTTTTCTGGGCGGCCTTTTCGGAAGCGAATGAGATTTCCGTCCGACCATCCATTCTCATTAGAATAGTCGGTTTCTTCTTTGTTGATTCCCGGCTTGAAATTTAATGTAGTAAGTGGCATAGAAAAATTCTACCACAAAAACCTAAATTTTAAGCTAAGCGAATAATTGCTGCCGTCGCATTCGCCGCAGGAAACACAATCGTGAAGTTCCCAGCTGTGCTGGTTTTGTCTCCACCAAAGTCAATTGCCGCAACAGCTTTATTGCCGTTTGTACTGTTGTACAAAAGACAGCCTCTAGCTGTGACAGTAGCTGTGCCAAATGTAAGGTCAGCAAAATCGCATACAGCAACTGAGCCTGACAAGGCTGGAGTCACGTTGGTTAGCGTTGATCCGCCTGCACTGTAGTTTGTCCCTGTCGCTTGGCCAGTCGTTACATAAACCGTAGTTCCAGCTCCTAAAGTTGCTGAAGATGTATATAACGCAAGCTTTATGCTGTCAGCACCATTGGTCAGGTTATGTCCTTCAACTAACAGCTGCTGTTTGAACGAATTTGCAATAGCACTGGTGATAGCCAATTTATATCTCCTAATCCAATTGTTTCACAATGTCAGCCATGTCGTTATGACCTTGACTTCTCAACAAGTTTACCATAGTTGTCCTGTCTGAAGTAATCGCATTCTTAATGCCATACAAGACTATCGTATAGATGTAGTTTTGAAAAGCTTCTGCTTGTTGTCGAATATGGGGAGCAGCGTCGGCTGATACTTCGCATATTTTTTTGGTTATCTGTTCAGCCCAAAACTCTGGGTCATGACCCTTGTTTTGCGTGGTTTCAACCATCACGCTTCCCACGCTCAAAAACCCATCGTTACCCATATCACCCACGATAAGGCTCCGGCGGTTTAATTTCTTCTGTCACAGCTATTCCTGACTTTTCCATCTCTTCTTCCATTTTAGACTTTTTGCAAACAATCCAATCCGGTTCGTTAGGAATTGCGACCATTGGATCTTGCAGTCGGTGAAACCCATAGATTCTTTCTTCTTGGGGAACATTTTGATCTAAAAGAGTTGATCGTCCAGAAACCCCAACCTGTATGTTTTTATCCATGCACTTAGCTAACCAAAACTCAACACAAGCTCGACCAGCTTCTGCAAAATGCAAGTTGTGGGTGTAACTGAAATCTATTCCAAACAAATCAATTCGAGCAACTTTGTTCCAATAAGCAAAAGCAATCGTTAATGGAATTGTATTGTTTAGATACGCACACTTGGTTGCTTGCACAATTTCTTCAATAGGATAAAGAACCGCGCTAGGCACTCTTGAATCCAATTCACAGGTATAGCAAGGCACATCGCAGTCAGGCAAAAACCGCTTCATTACATCTGTCTGAGCGCCAGCATCATCAGTATCAAAAAATCGACTAGCTGGATCTAACATGAACATTCGATCTGATTTGTAAACCGCAGCGGCAGAGTTTATTGTCCAGACCTCATCCCACTCGACGCCGTTTTCTCTTCCTATCGCATAATCCACTTGTGAGTTTCCCAGCGCCACAATCGCTATGTGAGCGCCTTCAAGCGACTTAATCGGTTCCATTAACTTACTCCGGTTCTGAGTAAGTCGTACCTATACTCGTCTCTCGTCTCTCGACCTTCTGCAATGTTCTTCATTCTGGCTATCGCTTCTTTAAACCGCGTTTCAAAAGTCCCAACAACGTCTGGTGTTTCTTTTAAGAATACTGCGGCCTCAGCAAGAGAACCATATAGAAGTGCATCTGGATAGTCTGTGGATAGGAATGTTGTGCCGCTATCAGCACCAGCAGTAAGAGATGCTGGCTTATAAAGATAGTGGAGTTCAACCGTGTAGTTTGAGTCTGGAATCGGAGCCAACTCAAAAGCGCTGTCGTCAAACAACGAATAGTATTTAGGAAGGCCTGTCGTTGCGGTTGACGGAGCATACTCCTTCATAAAGGAGGGGTGCTTGTAGTCCAAATAGTAATAGACGTTGCTAGAAATTATTGCTGCGCTAAATGGCGCATAAAAATCACTAGGCGTTGCTAAGAATCGGTTACTAGAAGTTACCGTCCCTTGCACGTTTTTGCGCTGCTTAGGCAGCTCAACCATCTTGAATATTCTTGTTTCAGACTCTTTAATAAAAGTCGGAAGATTTGTGACAAACGTAGATTCAGTGCATTCTAAATAATCCTGAATCGCAGTCTTTAATGTTGCATATGTCCAGCTCATGATGTGGTAATGGTTACCTCCCCTAGTCCTGTAGAAATTTCATAGGTATCAAGTTTAGTTCCAAGTATACCTTTATCCACATTTGTATACACCACAAAAGCGTTATTATCATTAGCGGTGTCAGGCCTTGCATTTTTAAGTGCTTCTGGATCAGCAGCTTTTGGTTTTGGATCTAGTTGTGGGCTTTTAGGCGACCACTGATCTGGTCCGACCAAAAGACCATCCCAAGTAAATTTCATGTCTCTAAGTCGGTAACGGAACCCTGTAATGTCACATATTCCGTAAGCCTGTTTGCCTTGTGCAAATGCCATGACTAAGCGGAGTTATATCCGCCTAAGTTTGGCGAAATTCTAAATGACGCTCTGGATTGGTCCTGAGACATTGCCCGATCAAACTCTTCTTCGTAAAGTTGTTTTAAAACTGGAGAGCGCTCTGGCGCTTTCTTCAAACTGATGTAATAAGCCATGCCAGCAGCAAAGCAAGGGTAAAACCGGAAAGGCACTTCTATAGTGTTTGTGGCGCCGTCCGCATCGTCCATGCGAGTTAACACATTCATGTAGATCGTGTAAGTTGAATTCTTGTCAGGCACAGGCCAAACCGTAATTGTTGGAGTGGTCTGCTTGTCAATAAACATTTGGTTAGGTTTGCCAGTAGTGCTTTTGTTTGTGACATTCGCATACTCAGCTCGATTCATTCGATTGATAGGCGTGTCAATTTCATCTCCGCCCGTCGTTTGTCTTATGAAGGCATCTAAAACGTCAATAGGCGCTGTAGCGTTAGTTGAATCAATGTTGTACGTTTTTGTGTCTTTTACCATGGCAACAGTCTTTTGCTTAATGGTCCACTGGTTTAAGCCACGGTTAGCCCATTCAGCAAGCATCAAATTAGCGCTTCTCTTAGCTGTTTTTAGATCGTAACCAGTTCTGAGTTCCAAGCCACAACGCTCGAAAGCCTCTTCGACATACTCAGCTACGTCTGGTTCAAAATCTTTGCTGCCGCTTACTGCCATTAGTTTTTCCTTTTACGCTTTTTCTTGCGTACAGGCTCTTCAGGAGCATACAGGTTATCAAAAACCTTGTTGACATCCAACGTGTAATCCAACTCGCTTTTTGAATAATGAATGTGCTGAGAAGGTTTAAAGTCCGGCGCCCCCTCACCAACCGTAAACCAAGCTGGGTGTGTGACTCGCACCCTGTTGTTTGGCAAGGCAACAATGTTACCCGTCCACTTGCCAGCATCCAACAGCTCTAGAACGTGTGATTGTTTGTGTTGAGCTGGATCGTCTGCAATTTCGTTTTCGGCATAGTCCACAGTGAAATAATATTTTGCGGGGTAGAATTCTCCATCAATCTTAGGCCATCCCTCGTAATCGGAGTCAGCAGCTAAACCGGTAATCGGCATTCTGGCCCACATGGCTCCGCCATGGACATTTTCTTCCACTGTGTCAACTTCAGCGCCAGTAAATATCAGCTGGAACGAAAGGCATCGCGTTGGCATGGTTGTAACCGCAACCGCCATCGCGTGAATAAATTCACCGTGGTATTTTTCGTGATTGTGGGTGTATTCCTTTCTAACCCAACATTTAAAGTAGGGAATGTTAGACTGAAGATAAGCCATTACTTATCTTTTCTTTTTAACAGTCCCGCCTTTGTTCATCATTACCTTTTTAATAACTCCGCCCTTATTCATCATTCGAGGAGTTTTTATGGTGCCGCCCTTATTCATCATTCGGGCCATCTTTACTGGATTGCCCTTATTCATCATTCTTTTGTTAGAACCCATCTTACTTCTTTTATTCATCGTAACTCCTATCGTCTTCCGAACAAGCCCATGTTCGATTGGTTGCTAATTATACCACCACTTCTTGCAAATGTTTTGACGTTAGTCGGCTTTCCACCCACGCCTTGTTTCTTGGATCTTTTGCGCTTAACCGCAGATGTAATTTGGCTTTTAGACATCTGGTTTGCTTGGGATCTAGGAACGCATTTAGGATAAGCGCGTTTGCTTTTAGAAGCAGACTTTCTCCCGCACGCTTGAAACTTGCCGTCCTCTTTAGGAGCGCCAATATCAACCCAATCACCTTTTGAGCCTTTGCCAAACCAAGTTTTTAGGCTCATTAGGTTCTGGGTACTCTGGTCATTTTTTGCTTGCTAGGGTCAATCGCACCACAGCCTCGCCCTTGAACCATTGTTGAGTTTTTGTTGACCGTTCCGCCACCGTTCATGTAACCCATACGGTTACGAACTTTGGGGGGCAGCTTTCCCAACCCTTTGTTTTTTTCTGGAACAGGTTTAAGTGTCACTTCGCCTCCTACCGCAGCGGTATATCTGCCGCCTCTATCTTTGTAAGTTTTAACCAACCATCCGCTGCTGTAGGCTGATGGCCAGACATCAAACTTGCTCTTAGCCTCCGCCTTTACTTTTTTGTACAGCTTTGGATTCGATACGTTTTTAGGTACACCGCTAGAAGCGCTGCCGCCTTCTTTCATTTTAATCGTGCTTAAAGTTTTTGCTTGCTGAGCGTGAGTTTTGCTGGCTTTCCTTAACCCCTTAATTACTTTGTTGAGCTTTTCTTTTGCCATGATGCCTTAACCTATCTTCTGTTCATATTTCTTCTTGCTTTAGCTGCGGCTATAACTTCAGGCGATAGGCGAGCTATACTAGGCGTTGCGATTCCTCCAGCACCGCCCATCATTCCGCCCATGCCACCTATTCCTCCAGTCATTTCGCTCATCCTAGCCTTCATGCGATCAATTTCTTCTTGACTTGCAGGAGTTCCATACAGAGAACCAGTGCCTCCAGCAACTGGCGGACCCTGTTGAACAGAAGACATTTGTGCGTCAATTAGTTCTTGTGGAATCTGAGGGGCGTTACTTGTTTGGAAAATTGTTCCATCAGCGTTAAAAACTGGCTTGCCAAATGGTGAATTTGCTCCAGCGCTTGCCCCTCCCGCTAGAAATGTGCTTGCTTCTCCAGAAGTGGGAGGACGCTGATCAACTCTTTGCCTGAACTGATTGAAAGCGTCTGTATCGATTTGCGGTATCGGGTTGTAAGATTGCCTCGATTGTTGAAAAAACGGCGGTCTAAACCCTCCGCCAAATGGAGAAGCAGTCCCTTCGCCGTAACCACCACGATCCCGTTGCATTCCGCCATACTCGTATCGCCGGGAAGATTCCCATGGAGACCTTTGCATTCCGCCAAATCGTCCGCCTCCACCCATACGGTTCATAAAGGTGGGCATACCTCGATACATTCCGGGGAAAGGCCTGCGTCCGCCAAACTGTCCTCCGCCAAAAAAAGGAGGAGGGCGCCTTCTGCCAAACATGCCGCCAAATCCACCACCCCTTCTCCCAAACATGCCGGGAAAGCCTCTTTGCATGCCGGGAAAACCTCTTTGCATGCCGGGAAAACCGCCGCTCATCCTTCTGGGATCAAACCGCCTCATAAGGCCACCTAAGCCGCCACCATAAGGAGAATTAGGGGAAGGCCGAGACATAGCCGGGGTTGGACTTCCTCCAGCAGCTTTATCTCGTAAAGCAAATAATTCCGATTTCAGTTGCTCGTATTCTGGATTACCAGACGGATCATAACGATTACTTGGGTTCCTCATTTTATTCAACCGACTATTCATTTCCTGAATTTGCGGATAAAGAGGGCTGGCTCTTACAGCATCTTGCCTTGCTCTAGCTTCTTCGCCCATCCAAAACGACATATCAATTCCCCTAGTCGTACTTCTTGATTAGCTCAAGAATAATCATATAAGTGTCACCACTGCTATGACCTGTAGTGGTTACAAGCACATCGCCAGTCTTACCAGATCCCGCATTATTTGGGATAGCGGTAAAATTGTCGTAATACTCATCACCCGTCGAGTCTGCTGGCAAACCAATTGCCAATACATTAGTGCTTGCATCAAAATCTAATTTAACGGACATGCCTACGGTAGCCCAGTAAATCCTTTGAATGGCAACTTCAGTGCAAGCTTGTCCAGCTGAGTTTGCGGCCAAGGCAGATACATCTACCTTTACTACCGCAGACTCGCCTGTTCCATCGCTGACGTTGGTGAACCGCATCACTGCGGTTCGCTGTCCGTCTTGAATGGTTTGTGAGGCTACAGCGTCAGCCATGTTTCACCTCCTACTTATAGTTCAGTGACAGCGGTTCGCTCTTTATAAGCGCCAATGTAATCAACTGTCAAAGTTTTTGCAGCGGCAGCGCCGTTCTGAATTCCAAATGAAACAGTCAGCTCTTCGTTGTCGGGAACATTTGTACTTACGACGGTGCCAGCCAAAACATTATTCTGGAAGACATGGAACTTCTGATCCTTAGGATCGTAGACAAATCCTATGGTCATAAACGTGTCGTCTGCCAATGCATTAGGCAAATCCAAAGTGGATTGCGTGCTGTCTTTTTCAACGATAAAAGTAACAGTTGTGCCGCCATCAGACTTCAAAAAGAAAATCCCGTCTGTTACGTCCAACGGAGATGTGTCCGTAAGTTGTAAACCAGCAACAATGTCGGTTTCCGTTGCATCATTAGTCTTCAGTCTCATGTTGAAAGCTAGTTGCTTTCCAGATTCGTACTTGAATCCTTCTTTGACTAATTGAAAAAAGTCATTGTCATTATCGCCAGCAGCGTTAGTTACTAACAAAAGACCGCCATCGCCATCAGCTAAAGCTTCTGTTGCAGACCCAGTTCCGTCTTCTGTCGTTGTGATCGTCCAGTCGCTTGCCAGATAAGTATCAAAGTCATTGAAATAGCTGTGATATTTTTGTGGTGCTGGAGCTTTTAATTTACCCAGTGTTCCGTCAGCCGAAACATTGGTCACTCCCGAAGTAAAATGTGTTGTCATCCTACAGCCTCCTTTTTAAAGTTTAGACCAGCATTTGGACCATCCAAATACCGTAGTTGACGCTTGGAGTATAGCACTAAAAAAGAAGATGCAATAAAAAAAGCTCGTTTCGACCGAAGGTGAGCTAAACCTTTTGAAGCAAAGCAGGAATAGGTTGGCTTAACTTTGCTAGTCTAGACAAGGGGATGCCTTAGCCAAAGACTATATTAAATTGTTTTGACATTCCAAGGCCTGTTAACTGATTTTTGTATTTTTTAATCATAATTTTCGCAGCGTGTTGTTGTGCAGGAGTCCACTCTGCTTGGTTAGCCAGTGAGTGACCGAATCCTGAATCCATCTTGTTGTAACCAGACCCGTCTAATTCCAACGCTCCGTCGCAAGCCTCACATAACCTTTGCACACATTCTTGTAAAGACTTTACGGTCTTTGCAGAAAGAGGCTTAGGTTGTTTTTTTGTTTTAACGGTAATTGCTTTTTCAACGTCTTGTACAGTTAAAGCAATGTCTTCAATGCTAACTTCATTAACAATTACGTTGTCGAGCGCCTTATCTAAAACTCGCTGCTTCCCAACCAAGACCTGTGCAAGCCTAGCGTCGATTGATCCATCAACAACCAAGTGTTGAACCAGCACTGAGTTTTCTTGCCCAATTCTGTGACATCGATCTTCTGCTTGTGACATGTTACCGGGGACCCAATCCAACTCAGCAAAGACAACGTGGCTTGCTGAAGTAAGGGTAATGCCAACGCCAGCTGCTCCGATTGTTCCAATAAACACATCTGCGTTACCAGATTGGAAAGTATCTACCGAGTTTTGCCTGTGAGACTGGCTGCAATCGCCAGTTAAAGTAACCACTGTTTTGCCAGCATCTTCTAAGCCGGATTTGATTCCGTCAACTACGTCTTTGTGATGAGCCATCACAACCACTTGATGATCAACGTCTTGAAGGTGAGCAACAACGTCAGCTACTTTTGCTAAAGCGGTTTCATGTCGAACGCCTGACATTTTTTCAAAATCAATATCTTCTGACGACGTTTCATCCACTGCGTCCGCCAACGTAGTAAATTCTTTCTTAATTTCATCGCTGTAAGCGCTGTTAGGAAGCACAATGATTTGACGTACTTTCTCAGGAAGCTCCTTTAACACCTCATCTTTTTTTCTGCGGATCATAAAAGATTGTCGAAGAACTCTTTGAAGCTCGTCTAAATTAGTAGCTCCGTCAAAGTCCCAACCCCAACGACCTTTGTAAGCGCCAGCATATCTCAAACCAAACTTGAAGTAGTTGCCAAAAGTAACAGGGTCCAGATAACCAGCAATTGGTTGTAATTCGATAGGACGATTAGTGATGGGAGTGCCAGTCAAAATTACTTTTCGATTAGCCTTTATTGAAACCGCAATTTCAGTTCTTTTGGCGTTGTTGTTTTTAATGTAATGAGCTTCATCCATGATAACCATGTCCCAAACACGAGATTTGATTGCGTAAGCGTGCTTTGACAAAACATCATAGTTAATGATGATTACGTCTGGAGTTTCAGGGATCTGCTCGCCACCGCCGTTGACGATCTGGATGTCACGATCAGCAACCAACCACTTAGTCATTTCGTTTTTCCAATTGATCTTTAGGGATGCTGGGCAAACAACTAACACGGTTTTAGGTGCAGTTGCGTTGATCACTCCGATAGCTTGTATGGTTTTACCAAGCCCCATCTCGTCAGCAATAAGAGTAGCAGACCGTTGCATGGCATACGCAATACCAGCTTTTTGATAAGGAAGGTAAGACAAACCTTCTGGCACAGGAAACTCCATGTCAGAATCTGTAGCTTGAGATTCTGCTATTGCAGCATTGTTGTCACGCAATCTAGTAGCGACCCAATTTCCGTCAACTTTTTTGACAGAATAACCAGCCGCTTTTACTGCTGATTTTTGTTCGCGCCACACGGACCAGAACTCTTGGTTAGGAGTAGCAGTGCTAATGAAACGCCCATCTGTGTGGACTGTCTCTTCTGACCAATTGAGATTTAATTCCATCGTATCCATTCCTTGTTTGTTGAAAGCAAGGTCATTATACAACTATCCCGTGTCGTTATGCAAATATTTGTACAAATGTTTTATACGATACAAAGGTCGAGAACGCTACGAGATTTTTTTAAAGCAAAAAAAAGGGGCTTTTCAGCCCCTCGAAAAATAATTTTTTCTTAGTCAAATTAACGACTTACGCGCCTTGCGAGCCGTAAATTCCGCGCCAATCACTCCATCCAAAAGAGTAACGCTCGCGTGCCTTGTAGCGAATGTTACCAGTCGTAAAGTCTGGTTCCATGCTGGTTTCCATTGAAGTTCTTTGGAAACCTTTAAGGCCTTCGCCTTGATCAGTGACAGAAGTCAGCAAGAAGAAAGCATCTGGATCTGACAGGTAATGGTTAACAGTGTAACCGCCTGAAAGAACTCCAGTGTTTTTAATTGCGTTGATGTCATTGTCAGCAGTTCCGGGTCTACCGGGAGAGTTTAAGATCCTGTCCGCAATAAAGGTCAGTTGCGGAGGAATAACAAGCTTAGTTGCTTGCACAGAGATCGTTAAACCCCGGTCATCAGTGAAAGTAGAAATGTCAATTAACGCATCTTCAAGACTGGTTTCATTAAGGTCAGCCATAGTTGTAGCGCGATTAGCAGCTGTGCCGCCTCCCGCCAAAACGTGAGCTGTGTTAATCAAAGACAGTCCGTCACCGCCTGTGTAGCTAGAGCTGAAAGCGTTGTTTAAAACGTCAGACGCTATAACTTCCTTGGTGTTAGCCATGGAACGCGCAAGCGCTTTGACGTACCTTTTGCCTAAAGAGTCATAAAGCTGGTCTTCGACGGCCTCTTCGGTTAGAGAAAATGCCAACGCAACCGTATTATGCGTATAGCGTGCGGTCCAGCCTTCGTTAGCTGAATCAAAGGAAACGCCTGCACCTTCACTTTTAGTGGGGGCAGAACCAAATCCTGCGATCAGAACCTCTTCTTCAAAGGCTCTAGAAGAATCTTCCATAGGGAAGATGTCCGCATATTCCTGATTGTAGGAATCGTATGACATGCCAAATAACGAGTTAAGCCCCGGCTCCAATTCTTTGGCAAGTTGTGCTCTTGAAATAGCCATTAGTTATTCTCCTTTAAGCTAGTCCAGCGCCTTTGACGCCAAAGATATGGTTTTGGATAACAACATACACGTTTGTGTTTGCTGCGCTTACGTCTGAATTTTCTGGATCTTCAGAAATATCAATAGCCTTAATTGAAAGCGTTGTGGCTGTTCCGCCATCCGTAACTTTCAACTCAGCTCCAGAAATTCCAGTTTTTGTGCTACCCGCAGAGGTATAGACAATGTCAAAGTTTCCAAGCAAATCGGCAACTGGGAAAGCTGCGTCGGCTTGTACTTCATAGACAACAAACGGGTCATCAATAACATACGCAAATATGTCATCTGCGTTTGTAGATGCAGGGTAGTAGTTGCTGAAAACCTGCTCACCAGTAGTGGGATCAGTGTAACGACAACCATTAAAAACACCAACGATAGGCACAGTGCCTCCGTCAGCATGAACTTCCACTCCACCTCCAGTGACCTGAGCAACCATATCTCCTTGGAAGATAGCGGTTCCATAGTTTGCAGCGATTCGATATCTCGACTGTCCACCAGAGTAGGGAGCGCCACCAATCATTTTGACTGGTCTCATTCCGAAAGCAGCGTCTTTATTCGCCATTTTCTAAGCTCCTATATTAAGATTTACCGAAGGTAACCTTGGTATCCCGCTGAGGGTCATACTTAACATAGCGACCATCTCTTTGAGCGTCACCAAAAACCGTGTTGTCCAGAGCTTCTTTAGCCTGTTCACTTTGGCCTTGATAATACTCATTTCGCTCGTTAACTGTCTCAGTTGGAATTTTTGCCAAAAGCAATCCTTCATTTGTTATCACGCCAGCGTGTCTACCTGCATCAATGGTAGGCATGTGTTGCCAATTGTCAGGAAGCTCTGCGCCCAATACAAGCTCAAAGCCTTCTCTCAATCGGCGCGAGACATTTGATCTGTCTTCTTCGCCT